TGCACGCTCACGGGGCGCGCCGCGAACCTGAACGCCCGCGGCGCCTACGTCATCGACTCCGAGTCGCGGTCGTCACGGATGCGCGCGGTCTACAAGGACCGCGACGACCGCGACCGCTACTACATGGGCAAGGTCTGGTGCCCGCGCACGCCGAGCGGCACGTGGTGCATGCGGTACCGCGGGCGCGTCGTGTTCACTGGCAACACGTTCCCGCGCGAGAAGCAGCTCATCGACTTCAGCAACACGCGCGTCGCCGCCGCGTTCGCCGACACGCCCCGCATGGCCGCGCTCGTGGGCACGCCGAACCAGGTGTTCACGCGCCGGGTCGGCGACAGCTACTGGATGTTCCGCAGCGCCTGGGAGAGCAACCTCGGCGAGGGCATCGACGCCGACGGCGTCACCCTCGACGAGAAGGACCGGATGCGCGACAAGATCGAGTCCGCGTTCCGCGAGTCCCTCAAGAGCTCGAAGTGGGGTTACTTCCGCGAGATCTCGACGCCCACCCTCCCGCACCAGGGCATCGACATCCCGTTCCAGAACTCGGACCAGCAGACGTGGTTCGTGAAGTGCCTGAAGTGCGGCGAGCGCCAGCCGATCGACCACAGGGAGAACATCGTACAGGTGAAGGACTTCCCGATCGGCACCAAGGAGTTGCCGGCGGAGTCCTACGAGTTCCTGTGCCGGAAGAAGCTGTGCCGCGGTGAGCTCGACCGCGTGTACAGCGGCGAGTGGGTCGCGAAGCACCCCGACCGCAAGCACATCCGCGGGTACGCGATCTCGCAGCTCATGGCCGCCTGGATCTCGGCGACCCAGGTGATGCAGGACAAGATCGACATGCGGTTCCCCGAGCTGTGGTTGAACTACGTCATCGGGGTCCCGGCTGGCAGCTCGATGACGATGGTCCAGGACGAGGACCTCGTCCGCGCGTGCGCCGGCCACGGCTTGCTCGACGCGCGGCGCGGCAAGCGGTGGTCGATGGTGTCGGTGGGGATCGACTGGGGCGGGCTCAACTGGGTCGTCGTGCTGGGGCGCAGCGCGGTCAACGGGCGCGTCTACGTCATCGGCATCTACGTCGTCGAGGACACGGAGCAATCGCTCGAGAGCGCCGGCGCGGTCCTCAACTACACCCTCCAGTTCAACCCGGAGATCGTCATCGCGGACGCCGGCTACGGCAAGGACCGCAACTCGCTGCTGCTGCGCGCCCTCTGCCCGAACGGGGACGAGGGTCGGTTCTGGGTGCAGTGGTACAACTCGAGCGTCAAGCACGGCAAGACGTTCGTGCCGGAGTGGAGCGACCCGGCGCGGGCGCGCGTCACCGTCGACCGCACGCTGCAGCTGAAGAACACGTGCCGCGCGGTGAAGGACCGCGAGCTCGGCCTGCCGTCGCTGGAGATCCCCGAGGTCCAGCTGCTCGGCCGCCACCTGAAGTCGCTCACGCCGTTCCGCGAGATCGACGACGAGACCAAGGAGATCGTGGAGACGATCAAGAACAGCGGCGACGACCACCTCGCGCACGCGCTAGGCTCCGCCCTCCTGGGCATGGAAAAGATGTCGAAGACCGCTAAATTCGGTTTCTCGTTCGAGTGACCGAGCAGACAACAATCAGAGGAGACGAGAGCTATGAGCATCGAGAAGACGTGCCGTCTGTGCGGCGAAGAGTTCGACACCCGACGAGGCAAGTGCCCGCTGTGCGGAGACGACGGGACGACCGACAATGAGCCCATCAACTTCGAGTTCCTCACCACGGAGACGCTGGAGGAGAAGCTGAAGAAGCTGTCCGTTGGCATCGCGGACGGACCGCTCAAGTTCCAGAAGACCCACGAGGAGCGGCAACAGCACTTCCTGAAGGTCTCCGGCGAGCTGAAGCGCCGCCGCGAGGTCAGCGACGAGCAACCGACCCCGCTGACGATGGAGCAGACGCGCGACAACCAGCAAGCTCTCGGGGTCAGGTTCCACGACAACCTGGTGCTCAAGATCACCGAGATGGAAGCGGAGCAGGCCAGGCTCGTGGTCGAGGCTGGGACGTTCAAGGCAGCGCGCGACGAGGCCGAGGCGCGGCTCGCGCTCGTGATCAAGCACACGAAGCGCGAGCCGTTGTCGAGAGACGACGCCCAGTTGCTCGCGCTTAGGCACAAGTATAAGAAGGGGACCGCCGTCGGTTCCGTGGATGATTGGGTCATCGACGCAATCGTCGAATCCAGCAAGTAACCAGCGCAGTCAGACACGAGAAGGAGAACACGAAAAGATGTCCGTTAAAACGATGTCCGCAGATCAGCTACGCAACGACCTGAGGTCGATGGACCTGACGTGGCCCGAGGGGATCCCTCCTCAGCAAGTCGATCGCCAACGCGCGCTCATCGGGGAGCTGAAGCGCCGCGGCGAGCCGCTCGAGGCCCCGGCCGGGACGCTCACTGGCGCGCCGGCCCGGCCGATCGACAAGATGAGCGACGAGGAGCTCACGACCGAGCTCCTGACGTTGTCTACCAAGAACGACGAGCGATCCAAGGACCGCTTCGCCGACCTGCGGTACGCGATCCGCCAGCGCGCCAAGGCGGCAGAGCCTCTCGAGCTCGCCGCGCGCGTCCCGCAGGTGTCTCCGCGAGAGCTGGAGCTGCCGTCGGACGACGAGGTGACGGAGCGCGTCGTGCCTCGGCGGCCGTTCGTCCCGGCGCCGAAGCCGCAGTTGACCGCGAAGGCGCCGGCGAGCGTGCGCGGGTACACCGCCACCGGGCGCGAGGACGGTTCCGTGGTCCTCGAGTACGAGGTCCGCCAGGAAACTGGCAGCGTCGTGCTCGCGAGCGTCTTGAGCAACTCCGACGCGATCAGCATCATCGACATGATGACTCGCGCGCAGCAAATGGCTGCGCGCCGCGCCGCCGGCGAGTGACACCTTAGGGTTGACGACGTCAACCCTAACTGGTAGGCTGCCTCCTACCATGACGATCGACAAGAAGCCGAACCAGCGGTTCGCCATGATCGCGCTGGAGATGACGACCGACGTCCAGCTGAACCCTGGTCCTCCGACGTTCCCGGTCCTGCAGGTCGAGGAAGACGGCGCGATCATGGTCCTGCAGTGCCCGCGATGCAGCAACAAGGCGTTCGAGCCGGCCAGGGTCAGCGGGACCGATGGTGTCGACGTCGTCAAGCCGGACCCTTCGGGACGTCCCGGCGTGGTGTGCCTGGGCTGCCCGACGACTCAGTGCTACTCGCTCCCCGAGAAACTACGCAAGCTGTCGCTGTCCACCGAGTGCTACCGATGCGTGGGCTGCGGACGCATGCCGCAGGTGACGATGACGCTCAGCGAGGTCAACCTGCACTGCCGATTTTGCCTGCGGTTGACGCTCCACGTTCGACAAGGAGACGCTCCGAAGCCTCTGACCACTACCCTAAGCGTCAAGACGCGTCCAAGCACTGACGCCTACCTTACGCTCAAAAATGATCTCTTGAATAGCGTCTGGATGAACTACGTCGACGGAGTCCCGACCGGCAGCTCGATGGATCCGGGCGTCTCCGACTTCACAGGGTTGACGATGAACGAGACGCCCGACAGCCTCGGCTCGCTCACCAGCGCGATGATGTCGATCCTCGGCCTCGAAGACTTCAACGCGTTCGCGCTCCGGCAAAGGAGCGAGAACGCCAAGGCCGGCGTGCGCGCTCGCGACATAGAGCGTCGAACCGGACGCACCTGGAGAGGGATCGTGGACCTGTTGGCGAAGCACTACTGGTCTCGCTCTATGAAAACGGTGTGGGTCATCGGCGGGTCGATGTCGATCGACAGGAGCTTGCGCCAAGAGATGCGCGACATCGCGGACCGCCTCGACAGGAAGGTAGCCGTCGAGGTCATGCCCAACGCGAACCAAGTCCGTAAAGGCGACGCTGATCTGAGGCCACCCGTAGGCGTGTTCCTGTTCGTCGACCACACGTTCTACGACCGGATGGATCGATTCTAACAATGAGGACCAAGAGAACATGAGCAACGAACACAGCCAGTGGGACGACGTGGTGCCGAAGGGCGCCACCAAGACCGACCTCCGCCTGACCCGCCAGCCGGCCGACACCCCGCGCGGTCGGCTGCACCGGCTGGCCTCGGCGAGCACCCGCGCGGTGGCCGAGGTCAAGCGGATGGTCAAGATCGACAAGGAGGCCATGACCGACCTGCGCGAGCTGGCCCGGCGCGGGCTGCTCCTCCTGGACCAGCCGAACCGGCGCGGCCAGCGCTTGATCTGGAGGCTCTGCAACGGCCTCGACCGGGCGATCTTCGTCCTGATGATGGTCGACGTCGACACCGTGGACAAGCTCAGTGAGGGCCTGACGCTGACCCTCATGCAGCTCGAGGCCGCGGAGAACGCGAACCGCGACATGGCCGCCAAGCTCAAGGCCGCGGAGCAGGACGCCAGGACCGCGCGCGCCGACGTCGCCCAGCTGCGCACGCTGCTGGCTCAGGCCCACGCCGACGCCGCGAAGCGAGAGGCCGCGGAAGGGGAGCGATCAGGGAGCTGGAACCAACCGACACGCCAGACCAAGCTCACCGCCGAGCAGAAGCGCGCGATCGACGACCCGGACGCCCGGCGGTGACCGAGCGCACCCGGTGGAACGCGCTGGCAGACGAGCTCGTCAGCGAAGGAGCCGAGGCGAAGAAGCCAGAGGAGCCGCGCTACGAGCGGTCGGCTCCGACAATGTCGGTGCCCGGCCCGTCGGCGAGCTACCGGTCGACGTCGATCACCTCCGTCGTGGTCACGCTCGACGGGATAAGCGTCGGTCACGTGACCGACGCTGTGTGGCGTGAAGAATTGTCGGAGTTAAAGTTGACCGGATCGTTCAACATCACTTCGCCGTACACATCGTCGCTCAACGATCTCAATGGTAAGAGATTGCAAATGTACGTTCAACGCAACGACGAGGTTACTCAGTTGTCGATCTACGTGACTAGCGTGCAATGCGATCGTAAGCAGTACATGCAGTCGAACGAGGTGAAGGTCGACTTCGTCGGGACCGTGGTCGGCTAGTGGTCGCCGGCGAGCATCGGAGCGAGCTGGTCCTTCTTCTCGCGAGCGACGAGGTCGTCCAGGAACGTGCCCTCGGCCAAAGCGCGCTCGGCGATCGCTGACAACGCTTCGTCCGCGCGCGACTCGTCGACCTCCTCCTTCTCGACGTCGACGCCCATGCCCTGCATGGAGGTCATGAGGAACGCCTTGAAGGTGGTGACGCCGACCTTGCCCTTGTGGTTGTGCTGCATCTGCCCGCTCACGTTCACGTCGATCTTCTGCCGGTCGAGGCCGAAGATCTCGTCCTCGCGCCGGCTGTTCTCGCGGAACTCCTGCAGCCAGTCCCGTGCGGCGAGCCGGACCCCGAGGTCGTCCTTGCCGTTCTCGGCGAGCGTGATCGCCTTGTCCAGCATCTTGCCGGCCAGCCGCTCCGCCTTGTCGGTGAGCCGCAGGGTCTGGATCGAGC